TAAATAATTTACCTCATACCATTCATTTCCATCACTGTCTGTTATATCTAAAATATTTAAAATATTTTCTGTGTTAATTTCAACTGTTGAGAATTTTTCAGGATTAACAAAAGTAAATGTAGTGGTATTAGTAGTTGATGAGATAGCTTTTCTATTCTTTTTTAATAAGAAATATGTTGGATTACCTCCACCATCAATACTATAAACAGATACCTCTGTAGGATCTAAAGATGATGATACTGAAAAATCAACTGGATCCTCTACTAAAAATGTTATAGAAGAGTTAGAGGTTGATTTTACTAAAGAATTTTGTGGTACAGATAAAGCATATGAAAAATCAGGCACATAAGTAGAACCTGAAAGAATAGAAGGTACTTGTTGGTAATAAGATATTTCAGTAATGGCCGCCTGGCTAACTTTTGGTTTATATCCAAACATATATGCTAATTCATATAGATTGTTTGTTTGGCGGGCATATTGTAAAAATGTTTCTTGTAATTGATTATCTAAATAAAATGATAAAACATCACCCACATATGCTGCCATTTCCATAAACAACATACCTGGAGAGGATGGTGTAAAATCGTTATATGTTGTTGGGAAATATGTTCTAGCATAATTAATAAGACTATCCCTTAACTCAGAAAAGTCTTTATTAATGTATTTAATATCTCGTTTTTTTAAATTATTAGCCATTAGTTAAATTGAAGTTGTATTTCATCTTGAATATTTGTGTTTCTCACATTATAAGTAAGTTCTACAATAATGGAGTTAGTATCTTCATTTTTTAAAATATCTAATTTTTCTACTATCACTTGAGGGAAGTTTGTAGAAATCTTTGATTGAATCGTTTCTTTTAAACTATCTAGATTACCTTCAGATATTTGTTCAAAAATAAATTCTCTTAAATTACCTCCAAATGTAGGATTTAAATAACGTTCTCCAGTATTAGTTAAAAAATAATTAATAAGATTTGTTTTAATGGCATCTTTAGTAAAATATGTTGAGTTAAAAACAGAAGGGGCATTAAAAGGAATACCTATACCAACGGCTGTTGATGGTCTTTTATCTATTGGAAATATTTTTTGTGCCCCGAATGCCATTATTTACTCATTAATCCCATTATTTGATCTAAAGAAACTTGTCCTTCTGGTAGTTTCCCATTTATAGTATCTACTGGTCCTTTTACTTGTAAGTTACCAGCATAAGCTGTAGATGCAGGACCTCCATTTTGCATCTCACCTAAAATACCTGCAAACATATTTCTACGTTCCTCAGGGGTAAGTTGTTTAGGATTTTCAACATGGGGTTGTGCGTAAGTATCTTTTGTTTCACTTACTGTTCCATAACTTTCAACACCAGAAGGTGTGCTTTTGGGTGCTCTTACTGCCTCCAAAAGAATTTCACGTAACTCCTCTTGGATAGCCTCTTTAACGGCTCCCTTGATCATTTTTTTAAATTCAGATGGTTTCATTGTTTATAAATATTAAAATTAATAAGCTTTTAAATTATCTCTATCAATAATAAGCTTTAGTTCATTTATTAAGGTTTGATTATCTGTTGTAAAAGATAATTCTGTTTGTATTAATTTAATCCCTTGAGCATTTTTACCTACTGCCCTTCTACGAGTTACAGTTGGTGTAAAGGGAACTTCCTCTATCTCAATTATAAAACCATAATAGGTTGTTTGGTTTTGGGATTGTTCCGCTTGTGACTGGGTGTCTATTATATCTTGGGTTTCTTTAGAGATAGGAACCAATTCAAGATCGTCAGTAGAACATTCTTTTAAAGTAAAATCAATTGATTCTAATAACCTGGCGGCCAATAATATATAACCACCAATTATAGATGATACTAAAGCGGCCCCTGATAGGATTAATTTGAATTTTGTTATTTTAGAATTTCCTTCATCATCTATTATGGCTTGGGTTTTTGCTGTAGATAATGTATTTAAAGTAGAAGGTAAGGTTGCCGCCAGTGGAGGGAAAGCAATAGCGGCTACTTTGGCTGCAATCTTGGCTAAATCTATTGATTTAATTGTTGATTGTAATAATGTTAAAAATAAGGATAAACCTGTTAAAGCAATAGTTATAACACTTAATGTTTTAGCAATCCTATTTAATAATTCTACTATGTTGTCTCTTTGATTTTTTAGATTGGCTATTTCCTCAGGAGTAGGACAAACTTTATCATTTCTGTATTTGTCTACAAACCTTTTAATAAGACTTTCTAAAGCAGGATTTATTATCTTTTTTACCTGATTTCCAACAACCAATAATAATAGGGGTAGTTTTGATATACCCATTGCTTTTAGATCCGAAGGGGATGCATTTTGGATCTGTTCGGCATCCACAGTATTTTGTTCGGCGGCATCCAGATTTAATTGCTCCAGAATAGCATCATTTTGTCTCTGTAATTCTAATTCATTAGGAGTAGCCATTATACTGTGTAATTATATTTTGATTTAAGAGATTCTAAATTAGATTGTAATGCTTTTAAAGATGAATCTAGCTGAGAGGCGGCCACATTCAAAGGCACTAAAGGTACTCCTGGAGGGGTTGACACTAGTGTAGAACATACTGTCATAAATCCTGAAAGGTTAGTTATTAATTGGTTTAATAGGTTTATTGTTTTCCCACCTAATAACAATGGTTCGGAGGCGTTTTTAGATCCTAAATATATGTTTGAGGATTGTACCGTAAAGGTATTTGTATCAAAATTAACACCACCTAAAGAATTTAGGTTAATACTTTTATTTGATGATAATAACAAATGATCATCTGTTGTATTAAATACTAGTCTGCCCGAGTTTATAATTACCTGTTTTCCAGCATATCTTTCAGGTGATTCTGGGGGTGATGTTTTATATGAGGTATAATCTGTACTTGAGGCTATTAAAGGGACATTTTGAGTACTTGTTAGATAAATAGAGGAATCATCATTGTTTATATCCTCTACAACAGGAACCCATCCTTCTTCATCTTGTTGGCCTTGTCCATTTCTTATAACCAATAATGGATCTCCATCTTTACCTTCATCAGACCAATTGTTTCTATCGTTGTCTACGGTAGAACCCATTCTTATAGAGTTACCCCATCTACCTTCCATAATGTTGTCTCCCTCAAAAGGAAGTATTGGATGGATATTGGATCTTTCTACAAATGTTTTTCCTAAATTTATTTCTGTGGATTGGTCTGTAACTCTTCGAACACTACCTAAGGCAGTTTGTTCATAATCTTTTTGTTGAGAATTAGGTAAAGAATTAGGATTAGAAGGATATCCATTATGATGAGGATGGTTCCATAAAGAAACTACATCCAAGTAATATGAGATAGAACTATTTTTATTAGCCCCTATATTAGTAGAAGGTAACTGGATTAGGTATACTATTTCGTTTATTAAGGGGTAATGCTTAGTGTTTGCAAAAAATGGTTTTGCAATTGTTAAAGGGGCATCCTTATTTGTTGAATATATATTTGAACATTCTATAGTTCCTATAGCATTCCATTCTCCCAGTTCTCTGAATCTGGGATGAGTATCATCCATAACAATGCTTTCAACCCTTACGGCCGATATTTTACTCTGATCAAATAAACCAAAATCATTACCTTGTGTTGGATTAAAGGCATTAGATAGTGATCCTAAACCAAATTGAGTAATCGGCATTATTTATTTTCTCCTACGCTTTTAGCTAAATCAAACAATTGTGCTTTTTCTTCCTCAGAAAATGCTAACTCACTTGCTCCACTTTGGGCTTGTGAGTGTAAAGCTCTTTGAACAATGGTTGCCATTTTGATTAATTGTTCATCATTTCTGATGCCTATTTCCATATATTCCTTAATTAAGGGAACTACCAAAGTGGCATCACCTATATCGTTAATAAGAGGTTTTAATTCTCCTATTAGAGCAGAAATTTGAGCTTCTTTTTTCTTTTGGTTTTCATAAATTTCCTCTAAAATATCAGAGAATTTTTTCTTACCAAATATTTTTTCATTTAAACTCATGGGATGTTTTGATTATAAATATTGAAATCAAAACCTTGTATATCCGTTATCTAAATAAAATACATACTCTTCCTTAAACACATCATAAAGCTGGTTTGCTATTTTGGTAATTTTTGGAGTTTTAGCATCAACCATTTCACGGATATAGATGTAAAGGGCTTTTTTATTAAAAATATCTATGTTTTCTCTTTTACGGAATAGCTCCAAAATGGCATCCGCTATTTGAGCGTCCTCACCTTTTGGAAATAAATCAAATATGTTTTTTGTACAATAGGCTGTAAACTCATCTATATAATTAGATAAACTTTCTATATTTGGAGTCTCATCTATTTCGTAAGAATAATTTTCATCCTCCTCTAAAACCTCCGCAGGTGCTGTTTCTACTCTCTTTTTGTAGTTTTTCTGGTTGGAAAGGATTAAATATCGTTTTGCAATAGTTCCAAAATAAGAATATGCTTTGGCCCCTTTAGCAGGATCAAATAGGTGGATTTTTGATAATAAAAAGGAGATAACCTCAAACTGTAGATCCTCAATATTGTCTACCTCAGTATAATAAAACTTAAAGGTATGAATAATATTTTCGGTTAGTTTAAAAAACGCATAATGGATACGCTCATGATAGATTTTGTTTTTTTCATCAAATGTTTCGGCAGCATTATAGGCCACAATCGCGTCTTCAGTCTCTTGAGTAAAATACTGTACTCCTTTTTTCTTCTTAGCCATTATAAGTTTTTAATCTTAAACCCGTTTAACACCTCTTGAATCATTTTGATATGTTCAAAAAACCATCCTATCTCATCGTCTGCTTGAAAGGAACCTTTTGCATCAACTTCTTTTAATTTTGTATCTGATGTGTCAATTATGTCTGATATCTTGTTTAGGTATGTAAGATATGACATTAAAATATCTTCTTGTTTTTCGTTTTTTTTCAATAGGTTAAAGGTCGTAAATCCAAGGACTACGACCATTATAGAAAGAATTACAATTGTTATTATCATAGGTTATCTAATAAGTTTTTCAATCCCTCGCTCTTTACACTACTTAAGGCTTTACCTTTTTTGTCGGAAACAGCAGGGTTAGATTTTTTATTCTTCTCCAATGTAAAACTCTTTTTTGACTCCTCCACATTACCTTGTAGTTTTGGTAACCATTCTCTTTCAAACTCTACCCTAGCGGCCAATAAATCAGCCTGATGTACAATAAAAGGTAATGAGGTACGTGGTTTTTGTTCTGGCATAAATGCTTTTAGGTATTTGTTGTTTGCCTCATCATATAAACCATCATGAGTCTGAATAGCAACCATTTCATTGAAAGTATAAGAAATACCATGGGACTGGAGTAAAAATAAACCTCTATCTGGAACTGAGGCAAAGGGAAGTTTGTTGTTAAACATATAATCCTCACCTAATTTTTCACGTCTCCAATTGTCAGTCTGAGGAACATATGATTCATGAGTTTCATCCCCCATCTTTCCTAGGTCATGGTTTAAAGCAGAAAATACTAGTTCCTCAATTGTAAATGTGGAACGATCCATTTCAAACTCAGCCCAAACATCGTAAATTTTTAGAGATGCGGCCACAACCCTATTTACGTGTTCTACATAACCACCTGGAAAAGCATTATGATATTCTTTTTTATGGGCAGCAGGCATGAGCATAATTCGCTCTTGATACTTTTCATAAAATTCTATCAGTTTTTCTTTACGGGGAGATGAAATAAATTTTTCAATGTTCCCAATAAATTCCTTCCAGTTATCTTGAATTTGTTCAGCCGTTAATTTCATTTGATCCTAATGGTTCTTGTTGTACAAATGATTTTGCATCTTGGATTGCCTCTTTAAGAACGGTTAAAACCTCTTTAACCTCCTCTACAGAACCTCCACGTTGTAAAAAGTAGTTCAGCTTTTCAACCTGTCCATCTGCTTTCTCTAAACGTCTTGTTATTATGTCTCTATTTTTCATATGTGTATCCTATGTTGTCCCGTTCCCCCGTTATTCCCTCATTTCCCATTCCCCTGTTGTCCTAACGTTTTAACCCCTGTGGTGGAAAGATAATAGGTAAAAGTTGTGAATCCAAGTTATTTTAGAAGAGTTTTTACCTCATCCAAAACTTTTTTAATATGGGCACATCTTTCATACTCCTCTAGTTCCTGGAAGTGTTTGATTCCCTCCTCTAAAGTTTTGAGTAGTATATCGTCCAATATTAATATAATAGAGTCCTTATGTAGTTCCAACTCTGGATTGAATTTATCTATATAAAACCAGGCTCTCTCAAAGGCAAGATTATCTCCTAAAATATCCAGGTCTCCCTTCATATCCATTTGTTCAAGATAGAACGTAACTTTCCTACGGAATACTTTATAGTTAAAAATAAGTTTTTTATACATCCCTAGCCAGTAGGCAGGATGTTCTTTTAAGTCATTTACAAC